ACTGTCTTGGTTGCTGTCAGGTTCGTGGTGAATGCCAGCGCCGGGCCAGCTACTTCAAACACGACAGTGTCAGCGTCGTATACTTTCCACTCACCGGAGAAGGTGGAAATATCAGAGGTGCCGAAATCACCAGACCATGAGGTTGTGTTGAAATAACCCATGATATAAGTGCCGGCGTCTTCACCAGTGAAGTCAAAGCGGACCCACAGCGTCGGCTGGCGACCGGCCTGCACTTCATCGAAAATATATTTCGAGATAGCAATGGCGCCGATTTCCGTCGTTTTATCCTGCTTACGGAATTCCCCTTCACCGGAGATGGTGAAGTCCATGTTGTTGACCAGGTTCTCAACCAGACCTTTCGTATCGTCAGCCTCAGAGGTGACGGTGTTCATGGAGTAGTCGAAGCCCTTGGTTGTTAGCGCGCCCAGGCGTTTCCATTCGGAAAGGGCCGGAACGGTATCAGCACAGCCCATAGCCATGCGTAGCACGGCCACCTTACCAATCAGCTTGCCGGTATCATTAGCACAGCCTTGCATGTGTACCTCTCAAATAAAAAAGGCCGCCATATGGCAGCCTGATGGGTGATTCTGGCGATTATTCGCCGTATGTGCAGGAGACGAGTAGCCGGGTTACTAATCGACCCTCTTCGGTGGGGATCGGCGCCGGCACATTGCCGACAAGCCGTAGCGCGCCTACGCAATCATCGGCGCCGGATTGCGCGCTGATGTACTCGACAATGGCGTTTACCGCGGCGTCAGCAGCATCGGGATTGGAGCTCGACGAAATGACATCAACCATTACGTACCAGTCGCCGCCGCGGTCATAACTGATATCGGTTCCGCCGGAAGGCCGGAACACGATGAACTGGTCGGCATCTTTCGCGGTATCGCGCCATTGCCGCCACTGGACCTTAAACCCCGCGGTGAGTCCTTCAGCCACAAACAGGTCTTTGAGGCGCATATACATGGGGGGTGTCATAGCGAAAGCTCCTTCTTCACCACCGCGTCAATCTGGCTGCGGGTATCTTCGAACCCCTTCGTTAAGAACTCCTTACGGGCCGTTGCTCGCCTAAAGTTTTGAGGAATGTTTGGGTCATGTACGTAGGTAGCATAAGACGCCGAATAGATTACACGACCGGTGACGAGCGTTCCGTTAACAGTGATTTCCCTGGCTTGGCTGTTGATGAGCGTCGACGTGTCGATTGGGGTGTAAAGCGCGGCCTGCGCGCTACCGATGAGCATCGCCGACTGCAACGCGCGCACTACTTTACGCCCCTGGACGTCCTTAATAATGCGGTCGAGATTGGCCTTAGCCTGGCGGATACCGCGAACTTTAGCGCCCATAAGGTTACTCCAGACGAAAAAAAAGGCCGCCGGAGCGACCTCTTTGGTTTAATAAACTTAATCCAACTTAACAAAATAGTGCTTTATAGCATCTTCATACTGATCTAGTGTCTGAACGTCTTTCAAACACATGAAGTATCCCGTAGCCTCTGCAATATTTAATGCATCTTCAGCTGAGAATTTTCCAGACTTGAATGGTTGAAGAAGAGCAAAATAACCATCTTTGATTGAAAAGGAAGTTTTTCTTGATAGAGAAATAAGAAAGTTAAACATGAACTCAGGAGCGCCGCAGTCCGCGCACTTAGCCTTTATGGATTCAATCACCACCCGATGATTATTTGCTTGAACATTTAACATCCAAATCCCTCCATAAATACGGTGACCCGGTTAAACTATATCACGCCCCAGTAATCAGTGCGAAATCGTCCGCCAGTCGCTCGAACGTATCTGCGAACTGGACGATCTGCCGAATCTCATCGGCCTCTTCCGGAGGAGCCGCATCGGTCGACGCGCCAATCATGATGTAATCCCCCTCCCGCGCCGTTGCGTACTCTGTCCAAATCGTGTTTTTAACCACGATTTCCCGGCCAAGGTCGCCGATTTTCGCAGAGAGACCGCCCTGATAATCACAGAGGATAGCGATCGGCGGCTCCCATCCATACGGCTGACCTCCGCCGTCGGTATCACTACCGTCGGCATCGCGTATGCGCCGCCAGATTGTCGCCGTCGCGGTGTAGGACCAGCGAGCAATGTCCGACATCAGTCATCCCTCCATCGCAGCACGATTGCGCCTGTAGACTGTATGCGAGGGCAGTTAATCATCCACTGCCCGGCGCCGTTAACGTAAGCCGTGGTTTGCTCGCCTGTGTCGGTCATGACCCAAACTCGGGTGAATGTTCGCGGCAGCCGCTGCTTTACTGAAATCCAGTTCATCGGCTGCCACCCATACAGCCACCCTTGCCAATCCAGATGCCAGCAAATGCCGTATTGGTCGGGTCTGGCGGGATAAGCGCCGTGGTGCAGCCGTATTTATCCAGACCGCGCAGCATGTTCAGCGTGCCTTTCCACCGGTCGGAAAATGACTGATAACGGAATGAGCGAGAAGCTCCTGATGGTGCGGTCTGGCTGGATATGTACTTGTCACTCTGCCCCAAAGCCATTAACCCAAGAAGATAGGACTGAATAAGCAACGCGGTAGTCGGTGAGTAATGCGCATCAAGGCATTCCTGGACGCTGTTTGCCTGCTCGACCAGAGCATCGAGAATGAAGTCCGGCAGCGTGATACCTACTGACTCCAGATATTTCGCAGCCTGTTCTGTGGTTATCATGCTGTCCTCTTAAGCCCTCCGAAGAGGGCATAAAAAAAACCGCTTTCGCGGCTATTCGTCTTCGCTTTCTGCTTTGCGCTTACGGCCCGTTTTGGCCTCTGGCGTCGCGGGAGTCAACTCCCCTTCGCTAATCAGGATAACGTGCGGCTTTAATGACGGGTGCAATCCCTCCATTTCAACCACCTGACCAGCACTTACGCCATGCCAGGGCCTGACAACCTGGTACTTAGCCATGCCATCCCCTTACGCCAGGTTTGCGCCGTAGACAACGCCAGACAGGCCCTGCTCGTCTGCGGTGATTTGCAGCCCTTCAGCAGACATAATCTGGAAGTTGTAGTTAACGTTCGGCAGTGGGCGAGGCAGTGGAACAACGCCAACGGCCATGCCAACCAGCGGGGAAATGACGTCCTGACGGCGCACATATGCGATGAACTCGTTTCCGCTGAGGGCGAAGGTAGGACGGACTTCACGAACCGGCGCGAACGGCAGGACAGCCTGCAGCAAATTGCCACTTACCACGCCGTTGACGACATACGGTTGCGCCAGGTTCGCCCAAATTTCAGGGGATACCCACATCACATCGTATGCTGCTACTTTGTTCGCACGCGCCAGAGTGCCGAATGCGCCCTTACCGAAGAAGGTGAACAGAGCCGCCATATCGGCAGTGGTCAGGTCGATGTTCGCGCCGCCGGCGCCTGAGCCCAGGTTCAGTTTCTTGGTGTTGCGGTGGTTTTTGATGCCCTGCGCCGGGTAGGACTGCACCTGAATGTTGGCGTCTCCGTTCAGGTAGTAGTTAACGCGCTTCTGGTTGAATTTGCGCATCTTCGCCATCTGCGAATCCAGAACCAGGTCAATGCCGACCGAGTTCATGCCAGCTGCATGGCGCCAGTTAACACCGTAACCCGCGGTGAATACCGGGATCGGGTCACCATCGCTGGCGTATTCAGTGTGGTCGAAGGAGAACGGCGCCTGGCCATCAATACTGACAGAAACATCATCAGCGATATCGCCGACAACGTTATACAGTTTCGCGGTTTTGCCGACAGAAAGGACAGTCTGCACGCCGATCAGGTCGTTAACGATTTCAATCCCTACTTCCTGATCGCGCAGTTGCAGCACCTGGCGGTCAATCTCAGCCCAGAAGTCGCGAGTAAACCCGCCTACTGCATTACAAGCCAACATGTCCGGCGTCATGATTGCGCGGTTGGCGGCGATGATGGCATCGTTCTGAAGGTTCCACATATTGCGGTTAGCCCACAGTTCGTTCCAGTGACCACCGAGGCGGGAGTTAGTCGCCAGCGTCTCTTTGGAGAAATACATATTTGGTTATCCTTTTGTTATTCGCCAGCGGCGGCCACGGTGCCTACGCGCATGCGCACGCGGATGAATTCGGTAGTGCTGGCAGCAATGGTGAATTCATCCTGGCTGTAGCCAATCACCGAATCAGTGTCAGCAGTTGCCAGGGTGAACTGGCCATTTGAACCGAGCTTGATCGGGCTGTCTTTCTTGTACGCACCAGGCGCGCACAGCAAAGCCAGTTCGCGACCTTCCTCTACGTAGTTACCCACAGCAGAGTCACCGGCAGGAACGGCATCAAGAATGCCTAATCCCTGATGGTATGCGCAGTCAATGATGTACAGGCGTCCAGCAAGTGCTGCGGCCTGCTCAAACTCACCATCGGTATTGATGACGGCGGCGGTTCCTGGAAGGAGCGCGGATGCCGTCTTGCGGGTTTCGGTCTTGTACAGAGACTGACCGTCGATATTAACGCGACGATAACGTGCCATTATTGTGGCTCCTTATTTGAAATGTTCATCAGCGGCCGGCGCACCGGTTTCTTTATGCTGCTGACCTGCGTTTGTACCGAGAGCTGCGGCTTCACCCAGCGATTTGTACATCGCATCAAGCGCTTCGCCTGTCAGCGCATTCGCGACGATCTCACCGTGAACTTTCGCCACTGCGTCACGCTTGGTTTTTTCTTCGGCGCGGGAGTTGGCGGTCAGTGTTTCCGCGAGTTTGTCCTGGTTGACCTGCAGCGCGTCAACTTTATCCGTCAGAGGCTTCAGCGCTTTTTCGGTATTGGTCGCAACAGCCTGGCCGATCATGCTGCCGATTTGTTCCAGTTCTTCTTTGGTTAAAGGCATGTCGCCCTCCGTTTGGTGGTTTGGTGCAGGCTGTTCCTGCGGTTTGAAAATGGATTTGAATTTGTTGGCAGCCATAGCCACCCAAGACTCTTGTCGCTGAACTGGCGTACCGGAATCATCGAAGTTGATTTTCCCGCCTTCGGCTGAATAACCGAACACCTCGGCCTTTCCACCGTTACGGACAATGACAACTTGAGTGTCGGTAAAATCGGCCACCCATGCATACTCATCGGCGCCTGATGCGAACTTATCTCTTACCGCACGATCAAGCCGACTTTCGCGCTCTCGGTAAGACTCGCCAATTAACGCGCCTGAGTTGGGCTGTAGGGATATCGCCTGATCTGCGTTCACCATCAGACCGACGCCCTTCTCGGGTCCCGCAGCGGGTGGTACATCAAGAAGGATTGCGTCGTGATCTATGGCGTGAATTTTTACTACCCAATCAGCACCCTGTTTCTTTAGCTCCTCCGGGGCGGGTAATTGCTCCCGATAGACTGCGACACTGGACCAGATTGGTTCTGAAGACTCCCCGCTTTCCAGGGCTGTTATTCTCCCCATGAGACGCTGTCCGCCAGGGGACTCCATTGCTCTTTCGACGTCTATCCACTTTTCCGAATAAACGCGGTTTCCCTTCAGGCTAACGTTCCTGTTCCATGCGCCGATAAATCCAGTGCAAAGACCCTCTGGAGAAAATGCCGATACGTTTTCACCGTCAACTGTGGGGTGACCAAGTGGGGCAATCGTCCCTTCCATGCTCTGATAGTTTGCTGCTATCTCCGCCTCCGGGTAGAACTCCCTGTTCATAATCACATTGGCCGGAAGCGTGTAGCTTGGGATCACAACGTGTTCACGCCCGTTATAGGTTTCCCTGCGAATTGACTGGCTGTTCACTTTTGAATTGACGTTAATTTGTGCTGGCATAGCTATTTCTCCGCCCAGGCATAACCGCGCGCCTGCATCGTTTTGTATTCCTGTTTGAGTTTGGTGATGATGTCCGGATAAACCGGGTCGCCTTTGTCATCGACAAGCACGGATTGCTGAGTGCATTTGCAGTTAATACTGTTCGCCCCTTGTGCGTACCATTCGCGAACTTCTTCGTTGGTGTACAGGTGAGCATGCCTTGCCGCATGAGTCCGGCGAGTTGTCGGAGACAGCGCCGAAATATGAAGAAGCCTGGTCTTAAGACCGTAAAGCTCTTGCGCTTCATCGTCTTCATCCCATTTAGCCCGCCGCAATGCCGTAGTGACTTCCGTTCGCGCTATCCGGTTGGCTCGCCGCTTCTCAATCCCAATCTGCTCAGTGAGATTTCTGGCGACCTCTCGAGGGTTAAGCCCACGACCAACACCATCGGTCAACACTCGCGCCATATCTCGTTTAACTTCAGCGGAGAGACCTTTCATCTCTTCGAACATGCGAGCGTGAACAAGAACCATGCGGAGTTGATAGGGCTCGCTAGCAAGTATTGACGCCAGCGATTCACGACCGGCGGCATATGCCGGCGACTGCTGGCTTAGGTTGTAGAATGACTGCCCTGTTCCTTTCTCTGACGCCAGATCGACATACTCGTAAAACCACAAGCCGTACTCGTTACCATCCAGCAGAACCTGGTCCACCAGATAACTGGCATCGTTCAGGATGATGGAGAGTAGCGTTGGGTTTAGCTGGTATTCGTATCTGGCGTTTACTGCGAGGGAGGAAGGTATTTTGTCGAGTGCTGATTTGTACGCTTTGCCAATCTTATTCATCCGCCTGGCGAAGTCTTTCATTGCCCGGCGCTCCAGTGCATCGGCTCCAGTCGGATCCTGATAGTTACGCGGCAGAATCGGCGGCTTCGTCTTCTTCTTCGAGACCATCCTCTTCTCCTAACGGCTCTTCGTCGTCATTTTCGTGACCGGCAGTTGTGCGAATCTCTTCGCGACTAAACGCAGGATTTTCTCCGCTGCCTTGCATGGTCTGGTTAATCTCACCCATTACTTTGGCGTTAGCGAGTTTCTCAGCGGCGTTCTGCTCGTTCAGGTCATCCCAGATAACAGTTTTCTGGCTCACAGAGTCGATTATCTTCAGGTCGATAAGCTTGTCGCAGAAGTCCTCTATCTCGAAAGCGAGGTCTACGCGGCGCGACTGACAGCGAGAATTGAAATATTTCTGGTCTTCGGTGCTGGAGCGCTCGGCTTGCTGATTGCCAACAAGAATTCGCGTCGGGATATCTACCCCGGCGGCGGCCGTTTGCAGGTTGACGTCATAGGTTGGTGACGGATCGGAAACCGGTGACACCAGAGATGTTACGCTTGCTCCTTGCAGGGAAAGCAGCACGTCATTCCCACGGTTCATCTCTCGCGCAGCTTCGTTGAACTTGTCCTGTAGTTCGTCAACGCCAACGCCGTACATTGAAGCTATCTCGCCAAAGTTGATCTCCTTGTCGAAGCTTAAAGCCAGCTGGCGCGCTGCGTTCTTCAGGAACGACTCGCCAGAACCACCCTCAACTTTTTCCAGGCTGACAAAGGCGTTATAGGATGGCTCAAGGAAGCCGATCGCATCGTCTGAGTAATCGCCGAGGATGAATACACGGTCAGGATGGATATTAACTCGGCGGCTTGAACCATTCGGCAAACGCTCAGTGTACTGCCACATCTTTGGCTGACCGTAGGTCTTTGAGTTCAGTCCTGTGTCCCATTCGCCAACAGTCAGTGAACCAGCCCAGGCAACGGTGATTTTCTCAAGCCCGCGCCCTCTTGTTACCGGCATATTCCAGTCCTGATTGTCGCGAACGTGGAGCAGAATACCGGCATACCTTCCAACCAGTCGGCGCCGGTCTGCCTCAGCAAACGAACGCCAAAAACGGTTAGTGAATACCTGTTTGGTTTTTCTTTCCCAAGCGGTTTCATCTTCGCTTTCGTCGGCGTCATCGCCTTCTATGATTTCCGGGTTGGTCTGCCAGCATTTACCGACGAGTTTCTCTACCGCACCGTGAGCGATGCCACCGCGGCGATATAGCGAGTACAGGTTGTCGTAAGTGATCTGCTCAGGGAAGCCGTATTCGCACCACGCAGAGCCGCGCTTATTGTCCAGGCCCATAGTGGGATTCAGCAAACCCATACGGGCGCGGGCAAGCCTGGCGTCGTTCAACGCGTGGTTGACGGCCAGTGTGAGGTTTTTATTCATGCTGTATCCGCTTGGCGTGGGTTAGACAATAAAAAAGGCCGCAGTTGCGACCTTGAAATGTAGGTGTGGTGGCCGGTGCTGATCTCCGACTTTGAGTCACAACGGGGGCCGCCACCGGATTGACCGGCTTTGTCTTGCCTGACTCCTGACCGTTAAGGTCTGGTTTGACGCATCAGCCTGCGCATTCACCACATATTCATTTTAACGCCCTTGCAGGCGTTTAGGGATCATCATCCCCATCGACCGAGGCTTACGTTTGATATATCCATCCAGTCCGTACCGGATACCGTCCCAGCAGTGGTTATTCTTGTCCTCGATTACCGGCAGAACTTCACCGGTGATCCGGTCCGTTTTGTACGAGTAAAGCCGAGCCTCTTTCGCCGTTTCTTTGCATCGAGGGTGAATGATGATTCTCTTGAAGCCGCGCAGGCATGTTATGCCGTCCTCAACGCTGCCTTGCCATTTCTGCGCGGCTGAGATATTGAAGCCCTGCCCCTTGATATGGCTGATAGTTTCCGGTCGAGAGTTATCGGCTTTGATGGGCCATTTACGCGCTTCTGGAATGCCGGGGAATTTGGCCTCGTCAGTAACCTTCCAGTCTTCAAGTTGTTTCGGCGTGGCTTCTTCCTTGCCAGCGTAAAACTTCCACATGTCATCAAGCTCTACGCCATTGCCGTACGCCTCATATTCGATGTAGAGATTGCTCTCCAGAATGAACATGCGAATGAGCGTGTTGGGGTCTTTTGCAAAGCCGAAGTCAGCACCAAACAGCAACCGTTCAGCTTTCTGCCACAGGTCATCAGCAAAGCTCTGCACGACGTATTTATTCGCCAGCACCTGCTTATCGGAGTTCTCCAGATAAGCACCTTCCCAGATCCACGCGTAATCGGCGTAATCGAGGTTTTCCAGGTCTTCGAGACGCTCCTCTTCGAGCACCTCCGGGAACCACGGATTGTCGCTGTAGTTCATCTCGACAATCATCGAGTTTTTCGGTGGGTTCTTTCTGAATAGCTTGTCAGTGGCGCTACCGTCTTTCTCCGGGTTCCATGTCACCCAGATTTCAGAGCCTTTTTCACGCACCGTCGGGCGCAGCTTCTTCCAGGCCGTCGACGATACCGACTCAGCCTCATCGACCCAGGCAACAAGAATGCGCGCCTTGGATTTTATACTGTCGAGATTGTGGCGCAGGCCGCAGAACACGTAGCTGACATTGCGGTTTTTGGTGCGAATGTACTTTTCGCCAATATCGAAGTAATCATCCAGCCACGGAACTGATCGGATCGCCTGCTTAACTTCCTCCATCGAAGATTCTTCGAGGGAGTTCATAAACTCTCGCGCGCATAGAATGACGCCGCTCAACCCGCTCTCAGCTGCCTGGTACGCTTTAACCGCGCTCATTAGCGCAAATGTGCGCGTCTTTGCTGAACCACGGCCGCCATGCGCACCACGGTAACGAATACCTTCAGTAGCGAATACAGGTACGAGCTTCGCCGGGATTTGCAGGTCAACCTGACTTTCCATTAGTTGGCTCGACTCCTACCAGTCTGATCGTCGTTGGCCGCGGCGACATGCTACCGTCAGGGCTGGTGTGCTCGACCTTTTGCTTATTGCTGTAAGCCTCACCGACCTCTTTCGCCGCCTGCTCCAGCAGCTGTGCGGTCATGCCGATGTTCTTCATATTCTCGGCAGTCGTAGACATTCGCTGCAGGACGCGCAGGCGGTAGGCTTTGTTGGCGATCGGAATGTCGGAGATTTCGTTGAGGAAGCGGTCGCGGGTGCGGTTGAAGAGGGCGACCCATTTTTTGGCGAGAGTCTTCCCGCTAACCTTTGTCGGATCGTGTGTTTCGACCTGCTGCCGGGTTATGGCGATACCGAAATCTTTCTGGACGGCCTCGACCACCTGCGAAGGCGTGTCATAGCACGCAAGCATCTGAATGATGTAGGCTTTCACTTCTGGTTTTAGTGCAGCCATGTTTCACCATCCGTCCAGTACAGTCCAGTTATTAAGCCAGTTTCAGCATGCATGTCCCGCACGCTCTGGCAACATCGATATGAGCAACCTCCGCCGGCCTGTTCGCCGCATCCACCATTTCCTGCACATCTTTGCTGGCGCCGTAACGTCGGACCACACCAACGAATTCCTCGACATCATGGCCGCGAAGCTTCAGCACCGGCATTCCGGTCTCTTTGTTGAACTTCGGCGCACCATAGTCATCGGTAGCCTGGGCGATGTGGTAAAGCTCATGCTCCACCAGGGCGCAGAACTCCAGATCGTTACATTGCTCGCAGTAGTCAGCAGCCAGGGTGATGATGAACTTCGGTA